CGCCTGCACGATGGCTCAAGCGCGATGGGGGCGGTGCAGCCCGGCTCGACGTTCTGGCAGATGCAGCCGGGCGACAACACGCTGACCTATACCGATTCCGGCGGCGACGCGAGCGTGCTGATCCAGTATTCGCCGCGCTATACAGGAGTGTAAACTATGCGGAAATTCATCGAGACCATCAAGGAGCAGACCGAAGAGCAGGTGACAAACGGCGAACCCCTGGAGCAGATCCGAGTGGAGGTCGGCGACGAAACCGGGCCGGAGATCCTCGACCGGATCGCCGCGCTCCGTGCCGGGGCCGGG